TTATTTGAGTAACAGACCTTCTATCCACTGTGCGATATTAACAGCCATATGCTGAATTGTATATGACACAATATCAAATTGTGAATTATTGATAAGTGACTTAGAAATCTTGCAAAGTGTTGCAGCAAGGAACCCTGTAAGAGAAATTGACTTAAAGCTTGCCGATGTACTTTCAAGTTCTGTAAACTCTGTTGCATAAGCCATTTTATTATCGCTTGTATCTGTATCAATGTACGGAATTGTAAGAGTACCGCCGACATTATACTTTGTTGCAAGTTCAAAAATAGGGCAAATTTCTTTCACCTTATCAATAATCTTATTTTCAATGCTTGTTGGTATAATCGCACCATTAGCACCGAAGGTGAGATTAGTGTCAGCACGAGTTTCAACAGCCTTCGGATTACGGATATAGGCTTCAAAAAGTCTTGTTTCGGTTTCTTCTGTACTGTTCTTTTTATTATCAGGTTCTTCAATTTCAGCTTCTCTTATTTCTTTTACGGCTGAAATAGTCTTATTGAGCCTTGCAAGCTCTGCTTTGATTTCATTATAGCGATTAAGTTCGCTATCCTCAAACGCTCTGTTTTCTGTCTTTGCTTTGCTGATGAGAGCGTCTGCCTCGTCAAGTAGAGCATTTTTCTTTTCGATTAGTGCCTTCATAATAAATTACCTCTCTTTCAAAATTTCAAGTTCTTTTTCATAGATTTCTAAACTGTTTGCTTTCGGAGATTCTTTTCCGATAAGCTTTATGTTTCCTGCAATTCCCCTTGTTTCAAAAACATTCGATTCTTCTTCCCTTACTTCAACGGAAGTGCCAAAATATGCGGGTGTTTTATCGAGGATTGAAACCTCTTTCAAGTCAATATCTTCAAGTGTTCGTCTGTCAATCTCGCCCTCTTTGTCCCAAGTTTCGCCCTCTGCGATAAAGCCGAATGACCAACCACGAAGTTCACCACGCTGAGCTTTTTCGATAACCTGGGTATCACTGATTATTGCCCTCGCATAAAGGCCGATATTATCTTCATAGAGCTCAAGATTGCTTGTAGTGTCGCCTATTATTTTGTCGTGATTAAAGCGAAGCTCTATTGGCGTGCCTCGCTTTATAGCTTTATCGAATGTGCCTGCCCTAACTCGCTCAACAAAACTTCGTACCGCAGTTGCTCCCTTGCCTTTTGGCATTATGCGACTATCACGCTCAACGGCATTGACATAACCGCTTATTACAGCTTCACTACTGCTTCTGATTTCAATTTGCAATGCTCTCACCTCACTTTCGGGCATAAAATAAAGCAGTTTTAAGCCATACTCAGGGCATTAAAAAAGCACTCTTTTCAGAGTGCTTAGTTTCTTTTTATGAATCTTTCTTCTATAAATTCTCGGAAGTCCATTGTTTCACCTGCTTTCTATATTTAACCTGCTAATCTCTTAACAGAGTTTTGATGAACAAATTCTTTTATCTGTTCATAGCCCCAGCCGCAATTTATTAAAGATGATACAAGCATTTCCATACTTTCAACATCTTTTAACTGTTCTGATGTGAGATAATCTCTTATGGATTCCTTAGGCTTAACACATAATTCCTCTTGAAGCTCTTTAAGAGTTTTTCCGAATAATGCTTTGTATATCATCTTCGTGTAATTTGGATACATAAATTTCTTATGCGGAGTGTCGGCAACTTTCATTTTAATGGTATCGGTCAGGATATGCCTTACAAGCACACCTTTCGCACGCTCAATTTCCCATTGCTGACGCTCGGCATACAGTCGTTTAAGTTCTTTTTCCATTTCATTAAAGGCTTTAATATATGCTTCTTTGAACTGCATAGCCTTTTCGCCTGTGTAACCCATAACCAACAGAGTAAAACCATCACGAGTCATAATGTACTCGTGATATGTTTTGTTATTGCCGTCGACTTTATATTCTGAAACTTCAAAATTGAGTTTTCTAAAATCTTCGGAACATCCCAAATTTTCAATATCTCTCAGCACATTAAAATGCTCTTTCCCGAAAACCTCCGCAACATTCCTACTTGTTGTTGTCAAAATTTCCTCATTCTTTTTACCTGTAATCTTTACCAACATAAAATTAATCCTTCCTTTTATTTTATTTTTAGGTATAAAAATAGCACGCTAAATCATCAAGCGTGCTTAATCTTTATAATGACATCTGCCACCGTAATATGCTCCACATTCATCTTTTTGGCATACCATAGGCTTATAAACCGTTTGCGTTATGGTTTGTCCTTTGGTAAGTATCTGGCTTTCGTCCTCGTGGTCTTGCTTCCAGTTTTGGATAGATGTTTCTGACTTATTGTTATACGGGCATATCAAATTATCACCTACTTTCGGGCATAGAAAAACCGCTCACAAGGAGCGGTTGATTATTTTTCTACGATTTCAAATTCATCAGGCGGATAAAGATAATCTTCTTCAGTATTGTCAACTATTCTGTACCATCCACTTTCAACGGATATCACATCATACACACACCCATTAGTTAGGGCTAGAGGTGATGTTTCACCAATGTATTTAACTTTCATCTAACCACCTCTTTACTTTCATTTCAACTCTCTCTTCATCTGCTTCATACCAATGGATTTCTGCGGTTTTACGCTTACCTTCAACAACTATAACTCCTTCTCCTCTAACTTTTTGCCATTTATCTGCATCAATCTTATACTTGGTTTCAAGATACGCTCTATTTCTTATCGGTACATTAGTTCCTTTGCCAGCAAAAACTTTAATTTTAGTTATTTTCGTTCCTTCAGCAAACTTAGCGTGATTTCCGTTAGGAAGTCTCACAGGGTAATTTTTACCTGTAGCTCCAACACTTCTGCCAATAAGTATATCCTTTGACTTTATTATATCACTCTTATCAGCTTTTTCAAGGGCTTTAGAGGATTTTTCTTTGCTTTTCCTCGTGATTTTTGTGTGAAAGGTTCTACGTCTTTTCCCTTTATCAACCCTGCCGTTACTATCACGAGGCTGACCGTCCCAGCGTTGCTCTGTTTCTTCATTCATACTGTCAGCTATCTGCTGATTTACATTCTGACCAAACATTGTTGTTTGATTTGTGTTCGGAGTATAGATTGTATTCGTTTTCGGGCATAGAAAAACCGCCCTCAAGGAGCGGTTAAGCTAATTGTATAGATTTAATTTGCGGTTTAGTTAAACAAACCAAATCATCAGGAGAACCATTTACACAAATATCCAAGGTTTCTCCGCTATAATCTTCTAAATCATCATCAGGATTATAGCTGTCAACTATACCTTTCCATTCTTTATCATCATCATCATCAATAATTATTACTGATTTACCAACATATTTTGCAAAATCACTCATTTTTTGTCTCCTTTCTTGGAACTAAGTGTGTTCCTGTTTTTGAATAATGTATCGTTGCCTTATCCGTTGGTATTTCCTTTTTTGTTATAAAATCGACATCTACTCCAATTTTTCTGTCGCAATCTATCTTTTCTTTTAAAGGTCTACCATTCTTACTCTTAATAAGTGTTCCTGTACCAGTTTTTTGATTTATTATATTTTGTGCCTCTCCCTCTGAAATAGTAAGGTAACTTCTACCTTCTATATATTCTGGCGTACCTTTTATGTGTCTTGCTTGTTTTTTCGTGATTTATTTTTAAACTGATTGAACCTTTTGCTATTTCTACTTTTATTATATCATTCTTATCCGACTTTTCAAGTCTTTCAGAGGATTTATCTGAACCGTTTTTCTTCCTTTTTGACTGTGCTGAGCGTGGCCTTTTTCCTTTACCGAACTGTCCATTGCTTTCTCGACGTTGACCGTCCCAGCGTTGCTCTGTTTCCTCAATCATACTATCAGCAACCTGTTGATTTACATTCTGACCAAACATTGTTGTTTGATTTGTGTTCGGAGTATAGATTGTATTCGTTTTCGGATCGAGAAGAACATCTTGCAAGCCCAAGCGTATGAAATTAAAGCCAAGCGGTTTTAGGTCTTCTTTATATCGAACCTCATCAGCCTGTAAGAAATTATTTGCTAAGCCTATTTGATATGCCTGATAGCGTTTAAGTATATCACCTTTGAGCAATTCTGTTGTATCAAAAGCAAAATAGTGTCTGTGCCTTTCGCTTTCTAAAAGCAAGCCCTGGTTTAAAGCTGTTTCAAAAGCCCTTATAACAGGCATTACAGCCGTTTTAATCGCAGTGGTATAAGATTCATCGTTTGCTGTTCCAGCTATGACAGAGGGTGATAGATTAAAAATCTCGCATAAATAGTTGCTGTGCTTATCACTTTATTGCCTTTAGAATCAAGCGTTTCCTGTGTTTTATATTCTAATCGACAAAGCACATCTTTTGCAGAACTGTATTGACTATCTCCAAAATCGTTGATGCCAATATAATTCTGTACAGAAATGCTATCCTTAAAGTATGGAGTAAACAAGCTCATAACATCACCGCCGAACCAAGAATATACGGTCGCATAAGCGACATAGCGACCTTACTTTTAAGCTCATTATTTTGCTTAGAAGATGAGTTGGAATCATCTGAATAGCTTTCACTTGTATTGCCAAGCTTAATTGAAGTTACACCTTGTTCACGCAAAGAAATTCTTTGCATTGCTTGTGTATCAGATAATGTAAGTGCTTCGAGAGCTTGTGCCATAAGTACTGCTCTTGGTACTTCCGAACTTTTTCCTCTTGGAAACTGTAGAATTTGTTCAGCACTATGTTTTCGAGATGTAAGCATAAGGCTGTCGATATGCACAGTAGCAAGTATTAAATATTGCTTTCGTTCGCCGTCTGTAAGCTCACGCCATTTTCCTGTTGTATCAACACCGTCAATAAGCTCATTTGCTTCATCAAGATTTAAATAGCTGTTAATGCCTTTTTTAAACATAATCAACCACCTGAATGTTCAGTACCAGCAGGTACAAGAGCTGCAAACGGATAGCGTGTATCAGTACCATTGAGTTGTGTAACTGGGTTAGGCAGCTGCCAGCCAAGACGCATTACACATCTAAGTGCAACCATATCCTGTTGTGCAAGGTTATATAAAATTTTACCGCTTGCGTCACTGATGACAGCCTGGTCAAGCACTTTATATGTCATATCCTGACGCATTGCATAAACTGCCTGTGACCAGTCACCAGCAATAAGCTTAACCTTGCTGCTATCCCAAGAACCATTTTTTACATAGTTGATTGCCTGACCGTATAGAGTTGATGGTGTATCCGCCTGCAAGCTTGGAGCAAAGATAAGACCGCCGTTTTTGTCACGCAAACCTCTGAAAGATGATTTCAGAGCAATTTCTGCCGCAAAGCCTGTAACATCAAAACCGTCAGCCTCGACAAGTCCCATAAGCTCGGAAATATCCTCGGCTGTGTCAATGCCTGTTCCGTATGTAACCGTCTTATTTTTTGTGATAGCTGTTGTTACAATGCCCTCAGGCCAGCTTGTTGGCTTTTCGGTCGAGAATAATACAGCACCATCAATGACCTTTCCAAATGCTGAAATAATCGAAGGTTTAAGCTCTGCCCAAATGTCATATTCAGCATCATCAAGTACTGCTTCAGGAATAGGAATAATTACAGCAATTTCCTCTGCGGTAATGTACTTGTTTTCCCATGATGCACTGGACACAGGTTTCAAGCCGTTGTCACCGTTTACAAATCCTGCAACGGGCAGAGCCGACATAATTGGCATTTTAGTCTGCTTTGAACTCATATTTGGCAGCTTTTTCATAAGCTGTAGAACTGCACTTTCGTGCCGTACTGCCTGAATAATTTCTTTGCTTGATTCAACCGGAATAAGAGCTTCTGCATCTGTTCTTGTAATAATGTTTCCCATAATAAAAATCTCCTTTTTTATCTGTGACTTCTGATGAGGTCATTCATTGTTTGTGATGTTGATGTTTGCTGTGCTGGGTTAATTGCTACAAAAGGTTTCTTTGCAGATTCTTTTTTAACAATTACAGCAGGAAATTCGTCTGAAACAGCTTTTACTGCTTCTTCAAGTCCTGTGATATTGCCGTTATCATCAACAGTAATCTTGCTTTTGTCTATAAGCCTTGCGAGTAGTTTTGTGTTGTAGCCATCAAGGGCATTAAGACTTGCTGTAATAAGCTTATCCTTTGTTGCTGAAAGAAGTTTCTCGTGTTCCGCTTCAAGCTCTGTCAGCTTGTCGTCAATGTCACCAAGCTCCTCGCCGTCAGCAAGTTTAAAAATTTTTCTCAGTGCTGTTTCATAGGTGCTGAGCTTTTCTGCATTTTGGTCAACCTGTGTCTGCTTTGGTGGTTCCGCCGTCTGTGGTTCTGCTTTTGCTTCGGTTTCTATTGAAGCATTTGTGTTTGTTTCACTCATAGTAAAAATTCCTTTCATTAAAAATTTTGCAATATAAAAAAGCGTCCTGCACCATAAAAGTGCAGGTACGCTTATTGCCTATGTTATATATGCGTTTAAATTCGTTTATAAGCCGTTTAAGAGCGTTTAGAAATTGTTAGACTGATAATTTTACATCTAATAATTAAATGCGATTTACGGCGATTATATGGAAATTTTTTATCTTATGATTTTCCAATCTTCCGCAAGCATATCTGTTTGGCTTGCAAGCCAGCCGAAAACCACATTTTTATCTGCTGTTTTCATGCAAATAAATGGTGATACATTATCATGTTTGTTTCCAGTAATATTTGATACTTCATTTGTATCAAATCCCTCGTGCTTAAAGATATACATTCCCTTACCATTCCAACCTTCACGAGCAATTTTATTTCCGTTTTTCAATTCTTCTAATGCTTTTCCAAAATTCATAATATAAATTCCTTTCTTGATTTTTAGTATAAATAAAAGCACCTTGCTTTTATTTTGCAAGAGTGCTTATAAAGATTTCTTATATACAATATTGTTATCTTGTTTATATGGATTGTCATGAGTTACTTTTCCTGTCCATACTTCAGGGGGGATTCCGTTTGGATAAGCTTTACATATATGTGTCATTTGAGCAGTGTTATAATGTTCGCAATTATAACACTGAGATGAAAAATAAAATCCTAAATATTCATCTCCATCAAATATACATTCGTTTTTCAAAATTATCACCAACTTATAAGGTTAATCTTAAATC